AGACGCGCGAACCATCGGAGGCCCCGAACACCACCGCCGCACGCCGACAACAATCGCACGCGACGCGTGCCGGGGACCGCGTCCGGTCTAGCTTTCGTCGGCGATCGGATCGCCGGTCATGATATTAGCCCATGCTTCTGCTGTCCGCTCCGGATCCGGACCGACTATGCCGCGCAAGACATAAGCGAGGGGCAGCGCCACGGCGCGCGATCGACTGCCGCCGAAGAAGCGCACCCGCATGCGCCTGGCACCCGGCGCGCGCAACAGCGTCCGCACATGTCCCTCAGCGCGACCGCGCAGCGCGGCGAACGGTGTATCTTTAAGCACCGTCTCCAGCCACGGCGAGTTGACTGCAAACGCCAACAGCCTGGCCCCGGTGTCACTGGTGACGATCGCGATGCCGAGTTGCCCGAGTTCGCGTTGCGCCTCTTTGGCCTCCTCGTTTTCGCGCGCCTCGACGATCGCCAACGCCTCCGGCCGGGCATAGCTGCCGGGGGTCCTGCCGTGGCCGCCGGCCGCCAGCACCTTGCTCATCAGCGTCTCGCGGTCACCGCTGCGGCGAAGCGACTCGATGATCTGGAAGAACAGGAACGTGAGTAACCGCTCATGCGAGGACACGCGGTCCTCTCTGTCCTCGGCAGCGAACTGCTCGAGCTCCCCGGCATGCTCCTGGTAGTCGCGCTCAGAGGGCACCGCATCACTCAACAGCGCATGCGCACAGGCGAGCAACGTACCATAGGTGGCGCTGCTTCGGCCATCGAAACCGTGGCCGCCGAGCAGCGCCCGCCAGGCTGGCAACGTCTCGCTGATCAGCTTGCGCCATTGATCGGTGAGCCGCCGCAGCAGCTGCGTGCCGACGATCCCCATGGCGCACTCCGAGCGCGCCGGCGCGTAGCTCACTTCGACATCGGGTGGTCCCAGCAGCGTCAGGACGGCGGTGCGCGAGCGCATCGCCGGATCCATCGGCGCCAGAGTAATAGCGCTTGCCAAAAACACGCTGCGCAACGGAAACGTCGCCGGCGAATGGTCGATGCCGCCACGGATCGCATCGCCGGCGTCACCATAGCTGGCACGCCGCAGCAGCTGCAAATCGGCGATGCGACGTGGATCGGCCGCGGACTCGGCCTCGTCGAGGCCGACCACCAGCGCATCACAGCCGATACGCTGCCGGATCCCGGCCGCCGAGGCGTCGGACGACAACAGCATGCGCGGACCGAGCAGCTGGCGCACACACTGCTGCAGGCCGGTCTTGCCGACGCCAGCCTCGCCGGTGATGTCGAGCTGCGGCCGATGCTCGAGCGCGCCGGCCAGGAAGCTGCTGCCGATCAGGCCGAGCAGCAGCTTGGGATCGATCGCCCGTTGCCAACGCCAGGCCGCAAGCCAGGCCAGCAACAGTTTGGCCGGCTCGGGGCTGACGGCGAGGCCGAACGGCGGCGGCGCTTCGACGCGGCGCGGGTAAATATGCGCGCCGCGGCGACCGAGCGGGGCAATGACTTCCCGCTTCTGCGCGCCCGGTCCGGGGATCCAGAGCCGGTCGCCCAGATGCAGGATCAGATCATCGTTCTCGCCGCGCCAGGCACCGATCCCGCGCAGCTGCGCCAGCGCATCGAATTTGCCGCAGGCCGCGCATTGCCGCTGCAGATCATCGGCGGCGCGATCGGCGTGAAACGACCGCGGGATCGGTATCTCGCCTTCCTTGGTCTGCCGCATGCGACCGTAGATCCGATACAGCAGCTCCTGCTGTTCGCCGAACAGCCCGACGATCCACGATCGGCTGATTTGGTGGCGGCCGATACGGCACAGGATCATGCTCGGATCGAGCACGTAGAGACAATGCTCGTCGAGACCGAGCGCAGTATACGGCAGATCGGGCGGCAGCCCCTTGAGGCCACCGCGGCGGCGCCGCGGCGGTAAAGCAATGACATTGGCGTCATCGGGCATGATAAGCCTCGCAGGCTGCGGCGAAATCCTTGAACCCGACGGGCGGCATCTGCCGCGACACTGCGAGCCCGGTCTCCAGCCACCGGCGTTCGGCCTGGTCATAGGCACGTTGCACCGCCTGATTGGCCTCGTGATCGCGATCGCAGATCAGGATCACCTCGGCAAATTGCGGTGGGATTTTTATGTTCGGCAAATTCGGCGCACTGATCGCGGCGAACACCCGCGGCATCGGATCGATGCCGCCAGGCTGACCCGGCCGCAACAACCAGGCTGCGGCGAGCGCATTCTCGATGCCCTCGGCGATCAGCACCGCGTCGCCCTGCGGCGCCTCACCAAGCGGCCTGCCAGAGGCGCCGCGCAGCAACGGGATGACGCTGCCCTTGTATGGCCCGCTGACTTTCTTCTGCGGCTTGACCGGCGCCTTACGCCAAACCGCGCCGCACAACCCGAGAAACGTCCGATGCACGGCGACGATCTGGCGCACTAAGGGATCGACGATCGGCGCCACCATGGCGGACCATTCGCGACCATCTTCGCGATGATACTCGGCCCTGGCAAAGCGCAGCGTCTTCGGGACACCCGGCAATCTCGGAGGGATCCCGCGGCCGGCGAGATAGGAGGCAATCTCCGGCGCCTGGATGAACGGTTTCGAGCCGAACAAATAGCGACCGATCTGGTCTCGCATGCGCGCCTCGCGGTCACGCTTGGCTTGTTGCTCGTCGATCTGGCGCGCCTGCACCACCTCACGCCGAGCGGCGAGTGCGGCGCGCGCATCGTCCGGCAGCCCGAGAAAGCGTTTGCCCCAATCGTAAGCGACCCGATGGTCTTCCTTGCCGAGCGCCCGATGCACGAGCTCGAGCGTATCGCCGCCGGACATGTTCGTCTTGTCGAGCCATACGCCGCGCTTGTTGCCGCGCACCGCCATGACCACGGACAGGCCATTGGGGAATTGCGCGTGCAGCTCGCCGGCTTCCCACTTGGCGGTTGCCGCCAGAGCCTCGACGACTGCCTCGCACTCGATGGCGAGCAGTCGTTTCATCATGCCGTAGTCCGGCGTCGACATGACGCGGCCTAGGCGGCTTTGCGGGTATTGTACCTCAGCTCGATGTTGGGATCCCAACCTTCGGGGCGCCAGCGCACGACACGCCCCTCGAGCGCCTCGACCCGGATCACCAGCTGCAGCATGTCAATTTGTCGCGCTTTAGGAATGTTATTCTCAGCGATCCAATTGGAGATTGCCTGCGTTGTCAGACCGAACTCTTCGGCGACACGGGTCGCTCCGCCGAGCGCAGTGATCAAGGCATCGACGTGATTATATGCCATGTGCGCGGCCTCCCTGAGCGGAGGGCGTGCCCCCGATTAGGGCAGTGAACAACAAGCCGCGCTATCCTGGAAAGGTTGTAGTTTTATTCAGCGCGATTTTCGCTGCACCAGCTTCGCTTGACCGATCAACAAGCTGGCGTCACAAGCTGTAATCGGACGTGACGAACCGCAACATCACAAAACAGTGAGGGGCTTTCGCATCGCCCGAGATGCGTCCAGGCTTAGGGAGGGAGCGTTCGTTCCTTAAACGAGGATCGGTCATGTTCAAAATTGAGACGCTGTGTCTCGCCGAAAAAGATTCCGAGAAGGAATCGTCAACCAAATTGATATGTCCAAGTTGCGGCGTCGAACTAGATCACGAATGGTTATCGCTGCGCGACACGTTGCGTTATCTGCGGATCAGCAACAGCCATCGCATCCGCTTGCAGCGGCAAGGCTTCCTGCCGCCGCCGACACTAACACTCGGCAGTCATTCGCCGCGCTGGCGGCGCCGCGATCTCGATGCCGCCCTCGAGGCGGGCCGACAAATCAACGGCGTCTTCACGCAAGCACCATCGCCGGCGAAGGCCGTGGCGCCAGCGGCGGACGCCGCGGTCGAGGCGGTGCTGCGCAATCTCGGCCGCCGCAAACCGGAACCAGACGACATCCAAACACCGTGGCGATAACGGAGAGGACCGATGCAAAACGACCGACCGATCGAGGACCCCCAGCTGCAGCTCGCACTGCCGCCTCGGCCCAAGAGGGAGCCATGAGCGACAGTAAACCAACGACCGCCGACCTGCCGCCCGGCTTTGCCTTCCTTTCGTTCGGCCTCAAGTGTCAGGCTTGGACCCACCATCATCCACCCACGGTCGCTCTAGGGCTGCAGGGGGCGGCAGGATTTTTGAAAACGAAATCCGGGCTTGCGGTTGCGCCGGCAACCAGGTAAGGCAGGCTTACGTCGTTTTCGCGGAGCTAGATCCGCGATCGCAATGGAGGCCGCTCCGATGGGACGCCAACGTGTCGATTATCCCCGCCGTATCACCCGCCGCCTCAAGAATGGCACGCTCCGAGATTATTTCTATGACCGGGTTACCGGCAAACCGATTGCCCCAGCAGACCTGCAGCTCCCGTTGCCGACCAGGAAGCCGCGCGCCGGCGCCCGCTGGGGCGTCACCGTGGGGAGCGAGATGGCACTGGAAAAGCTGATCGCACAATTTCAGGCCAGCCCGGAATGGACCAACCTCGCGCCGGCGACACAGGAGCTTTATGACCGAACACTGCATCGCGGCCATCTTGAGCCGCTATGGCGGCTCAAGGTCAATGAATTGACGCGTGAGCGGGTGGCGCTGATCCGCGCCGCGATCGCCGAATCAGGGCTCGAGCGCTGGGGCAAGCACAGCACCGGCGCGGCCAACATCTTTCTGCAGGCGCTCGGCTCGCTCTACGCCTGGGGCCGGCAAAACCGCGGCATCGGCGAGCTCTATCCGACCCGCGGGATCAAGAATTATCCGATACAACACGGCCATATGCCGTGGACCGATCGCGACATCGAGGCGTTCCTCAAGCGCATGCCGGAGCCGCTGACCCGCGCCATCCGGCTCGCCCTCGCGACCGCAGCGCGGCTCGGCGACCTGATCCGGCTGACCTGGCACGACTGGGACGGGCGGGCGCTCAAGATCGCGCCGATGAAGACCAAGCGCTTCCGCCAGCAGTTGATCATCCCGCTCGGCGCGCCATGGCCGGAGCGGTTCGCCACCTGGCGCGCCGAGGCCTCCGCGGTGACCATCCTGACGCGGGAAGGCGGCACCAGCTGGCCCGACGTGCAGACGTTCTGCCGCCGGTTCGGCGATGCCCGCAAGGCAGCGCAGCTGCCGGCGGATCGCTCGATGCACGGGCTGCGGGCGACCGCGGCGACGCGACTGATCGAGCTCGGCATGTCGACGCGCTCCGTCATGGCGCTGACCGGACACACCAGCGAAAAAAGCTTCCAGGCGTATATCCGCTATGCCGACCAGCAGATCCTCGTTGTGCCGGCGGCCGAGGCGCTGGGCCAGCTGAGCCGGCGGTTCTAGGGGGAGAGAAAAATGTCGGACGATGACACTTTCGACACCGACGCCCGGCATCGCATCGCGCTGCGGATCGGCGGAACGTTGGCGCAAACCCTAGCGCCGGCGATCGACCAGGCGGGCGCTCAACTCGAGCTGTCGAAGCCGGCGGTGACGGGAATGACGCCGCGGGGTTTCGTCGCCGGATCCGCCGTCGCGGTTCAACTCGGTGTTGTGCTGATCGTGCTGGCCAACCCACGCAAGGTGCTAACCTTGCAGATGTTCCCGCCACCCAAGGGGACGCGGCTCGATGCAGTCCAAGACTGCATTCGCTATGTGACCGCGCACATGGATGGCCGCGAGATCGAGCCGGCGGCATGCATGCTCGCGATCGAAGATGCGATCGACAAGCATGGCGGCAAGCCAGGCAAGCGGACGCGGCAGCTATCGCAAGAGCACTGCCGGCGGCTGATCGGCGTGCTGTTCTCGGTTGTGTCGAAGCGCGCCAGGCTGTTTCACGCGATCGAACAGATGATCGGCGACGGCATATGCCCGGCGATCATTGGCGTGGTCGGACCTGGCTCGCGTGACGGGCTGGCCGCGGTTTGGCCGATTGTCTTCGCGCTGGCGCCCTATCTCGACCACCTGTTCCCGGCCGAGCCGCGCCAGACACCCCGCGCGGTCGCGTCGAGCTGACCCGACGGATTCGCGGACCGCGCGGGGCGGAATGCGGGCGGCGCTGCAGCTTCAACGATCGACCCACCCGCAGACCCCTGGTCCCTAGAAGCCCGGCTTGGGGACGAACGCGAGCGCGACCCCGATCTGATCGTCCTTGCCGCCGAGATTGCTATGGAAGACCACGCGGTAGAGCCAGCCGCCAGGCACCCGCAGCCGCTCGGTGTAATCACCCACGCGATCCGAGGCGACATCTTCCCATCCGCCCGCAGACCCCGCCAATTCCATATTTTGAGACACGATTTCATCTCCATCTATCTTTGATTTTTATACTATACGGAATGAGGGTTTTGGAAAACGCCGGGTGATAAGCGCAACTACCGTGATTGCTGCAAAACTCACGCAGTTTACCGTAACGGCTGGTTGCGCCGGTGGATGAAAACATGCCTCCCTAAGACTGGGCCGCTCTCCGGAGCGGCCCTTTTTTATCAAGCAAATCAAGCACTTGCGGCGGGCCTGCCGGCGTCTCATTTTCATTAAGGCGGCACATCATAACCCCCTGCGGCCGGTGGATAAAGGCTGGATTACCCGGCACTGTCTCAGAACTGAGACGGGTCCTTGCGGGGATACCGAGGCAGTCGCTCGACCCATGCCAGAGCCCCCATCAGGCAGGCACCCGCAACACCTGCGGCTGGCCACGAATGGGCAAGCAAAGCGACGCCGGCCCACCCAAGAGCGGCGCATAGCCAGCCCACCGCGCTGATCAGCCGCATCCACCGTTCATGGGCGAACACCCGCTCCATTCCCGTCCTGATATCAGCCACGCGAGCGCCCCCAAGGAAACCGCGGCGACCAGAAATAGTCGGCGCCAAGCCTGACCAGGAACTTGCCGAAGCGATCGCACCCCCATTTCGGCGGCTCCTGCAGGCAAACCCCCCACCACACCAACACCTGACCGACCCGCCATTGCACCACTCTCATCCGTCCTTCCCCCCGCACCGCACTCCGATCCCAACCCCGGCGGCGCACGTCTCAGTTTTGAGACGGGCCTTGACGCCGGCCCTTCTTGGTCGGCGGGACCATCTCGAGAACGCGCAAGATCCGCGTCTGGGTCTCTCGGATCTGGTTGAGGCGCCGCAGCAGAAGACGCAACGACGGCTGCCGGATGGCATACGACTTCCTGCTGCTGATGAATTCGTTGGCATCGGGGTGCAGCAGATCATCGAGCCCCCCGTCGTCCACGCCGCCCCCGGCGGCCGATCCGCGCCTATACACCCGGTACAGGCGCGCCGCGCGCGCGTCAGTCATGCTTTGTCCATTTCGCCTTGACAACCGGCGGCCCTTTCCCTACCTGACTGGGATTCGCTGACAAAGGCCGACACTCCCCATGGCTTCCCTCAATATCCGCCAGCGCGGCGCCGCCTGGCAAATCCGGGTCCGTCACCAAGGCCACGACCACTACCGCTACGCCGCAACCGAGACCGAGGCACGCACCGAAGGCGCCCGATTCGCAGCCGAGCTCGGCAGCCGCGGCGCCCCGCCGGCTTCGGCCGCGACCAGCTTCGCCGCCTGGGCAGAAAGCTGGATGACGCTCGCCACGCCCGGCCTGGCACCAGCGACCGCAGCCCGCTACCGCGAGCTGCTCGACCTGCACGTATTGCCCGCCCTCGGCAGCCGCCGCATCGGCAGCCTCACCGCCGGCCATGGCCTCGACCTGCAGCGCGCCATGCTCGAGCGCGGCCTGTCGCCGGTCACCATCTGGTCGGCGCTCCGGCTGGCCAAGGCGCTCACCGCCGAGGCGCTGCGACTCGGCGTCATCGGCGCCGATCCGCTGGCCGCGATCCGCCATCTGCGCCAGCCGCCCCGGCAGCGCGATGTGCTACCCCCCGAGCGATTCGCTTTCTTTTTTTCTAATGTCAGTTCCCGAGTCGGCACCGAGTCGGGAACAATCGGTGAACTGATCGCGCTGGCCCTGGCGACGGGCCTACGCCGTGGCGAGCTCCTGGCGCTGCGCTGGCGCGACATCGAGGCCGACTTCGCCGCCCTCGCGGTGACCGGCTCGCTCTGTCCACTGGCGGGAAGGAAGACACCGAAGACGCTCGCCGGCGCCCGCCGCGTGGCGTTGCCGCCAGCCGCCGCGGAGTTGCTCCGCGCGCGGCGAATCCGGGCCGCTGAACGGGCTCTGGCCGCTGGGGTGCCCCTAGATAGCCTGCCGGTGTTTCCTGGCCCTGACGGGCTCTCGTTTGCCAATCCCGACACGGTCTCGCAGCAGGTCCGCCGAGCGCTGCCGGATGGCGTGTCGCTGCACGGGCTCCGGCACGCACACGCGACCGCGTTGATCTCCGCAGGGATCAACCCTCGCGCCGTGCAGGCGCGGCTCGGCCACGCCGATATCAGGACGACGCTCGGCGTCTACGCCCACGCGCTGCCGCGCGATGACGCACAGGCGATCGCCGTGCTTGAGGACGCGATGGGAGGACCGGCACGATGCGGATCCTAATCCTTGGCCGAGGCACTCAGTGCGAAAATATCATTGGCGCTCACCTAATGGATTGCGGCCACGAAATCTCCTCCCAGAGTGGCGCCGTCTGGGGCAAGTTGGCCGATGATTTAAGCCAGACTTGCGACGGCTGCCTGATACTCGAGGCAGACGACGAACAGTGGAGGCTCGCGCGCATGTTGCACGAGCGTGGCCTGCCACTCTGGAATACCTGGCGGCACATACCACCCACTAAGGAATGGCCGAATGGCGGGAAGCTGGATACTTGGTTCCGCGATCGCGGAGCTGAGAAGATCGGCACGATGAATGACCCTGGCGAGACCACAGACCTGATGCCTCTGATGCAAGCCTTGGACATTCTCGCGCACATCCACACACGGGGCGATCCCGAGGTCGGATTTGTCGTCGTAATGGGCGCGACTCCCGATCCGCTTACTCCCGGGCCGCCGGGTTCTTACACGGAGGCCTGGCGTTCGGTTCGGCACGCCCTGGGAGATTCGCGATGAGCGACGACGAACGGGCGATCACGGTCACCATTGGCGGCCGGTTCACGCCGTTCGAGCTGGCGGCCCTTGTCAATTTCATCCGCGGCCTCGACCGCGACCAGCGACACTGGAGCTTTACGATCCATGACAAGGACGGCGCCACGCTCCGCGAGGCTGAGGAGCTGTTGCGGCGCATCGTGCCGGAGGTTCCCGGTCGAGAGACGACCTTCGAGGTGCACCGCAAGCAATGAGCGCGATAATCGCGGTTATCGCGCCTGGTGCAATTTCCCCAGGGGGTAATCCCCAGGGACGATCGAAGGATACCGCCTGGCGATGAGCGCCACGACGCTGCCGACCGCCGAACAGGAGCAACGGGCGAAATGGGATTTGCTGCTGCGCGATCTTGAGCTGCGCGCCGAGCAGATCCACCAGATGAAAGCCTTCGAAGGCTGGCGTCTGCTGTTCCAAGGCATGACCGCTTCCGCCGCCCTGTTGGGCGCCGGCGCCGCGATCGGCGCGCTGCTGGTCAAAGCGTTCGGGGGATAATTCATGGACGACGAGCAGATCCGCCACCGCTTCACCACGCTCACCTGGGCGGTCGGGGTGTCCGCGGCACTGACCATCGCCACGCTCGGCATGGTGGTGACGATGTCCTACCAGCTCGGCCAGATTGCCGGCGAGCTTGGCGTGCTGATCCAGCACGTTCAGCTGCGCTAGCCCGATGCGCCTATTTCTTCGTCCCGCCGCCCCTGCCTCCCACGCCGAGCGCATAGGCGCCCGCGAACGCCACGAGCGCGAAGATCGCCGACAACGCCACCAGCCCGCCAGCACTCATCGCCACGGAGCCGCGGGCCTATTTCTTCTTTCCGCCGTTGTTGCCGCCGACATCGATCGAGGGATACTTCGCCGCGACCTTGCGCTTGATGGTCGCCTGCTCGGCCGGCGAGGCGTTCTGCGCGCCGCGCGCCAGCGCATTCCGGGCGCGCGCCGCAGTGTCGATCGGGTACGACCCGGCGCCCTTGCCGCCCGGGCCTTCGCCTTTGCCGGGCAACGCGAACTTGGCGGCCGGCAGCTTCTGCCGCGCCTTGGTCGAGATTTCCGCCATGCCGCTTCCTCCTTCACCTAGGTGAGACAATGATTCACTGGCATCCCTGGATGATCGGCCTCTGGCCTTGGGCAATCATGGCTGCGCTGGCGGCGCCGATCGGTCTCTATGCGTTGCTCGAGCGCATCGCCGGCACCCCGGACCAATCCCGCAAGGTCGGCCTGTGGCTGCTTGCCCTGCTTTGCCTCGTGCTGGCTCTCCGATAGCGCCCATCATTGCGGCGCCGCTGCCGGTTGCCCCTGCGGCAGCTGCGACGGCAGGATTTGCTGCAGCTGCCCGACAATATCCTTGACCGAAGGATCCGTGGCGGCGACCGAGCCGAGCCGCGCCAGATTGGCGTTCCACGCTCCTGGCGGCGATGTCGCCGCCGTGCGCAGCCAACCCAGGAATGGCTTGCTTGTCATCAGCTTGGCCCCGGCATAAGGCGCTGCCAATAGCCCCGTTGCGGTTCCGGCCGCCGTGCGGATGCCGGGAAAATCGCCAGTCGCGAGACTGGCCAGCCCGGTGCCGAGCGCTTGCAGCACGGCCACCGAGGCCCACTGTCGCCCGGTTCCCGGGCGATTGGCGAATTCCTCGCCGGCCGTCTGCGCCTGCGACAGATTTGCCAGATAGTCGATGTCGTCGCGCACCGCGTCGTAGCGTGTCCCGCCGAACAGCGTGTTCCGGCCGGCCTGGCTCATATTGTTCCAGTTGGTCAGGAAGGTCTGCGGGCTGAATACCTGTCCGGTCGCATCCTGCGCCCCTGGCTTTGCGATCCCGAGCCGGGAGAACATGCTGCCCGCAATCTGGTCCCAATCCTGCGCGCTCGCCTGGCTACGCAGATATGCGAGTTGCTGCGCATCGCCCTTCGAGCCACTGAGGAACCGGCTGGCGATTGTGTCGGCTGAGGTTTCCGGCTTGGCGAACATCGAGATCGTGGCGCCGGCACCGCCTGCCTGTCGATAGTTGCTGATGACCGCGTTGTAGCGGCGCCAGGCTTCCGCGGCGCCCGGCCCCGCCTGTTGTGCCGCATCGCCCAAGGATTGTGAGAGCGCATCGCCTACCTGCTCATACTCGCTGCTGCCGGTGATCGGGATCTGCCCGACCTGCCCGTTATCCATCTCCTGGTTGACGTTCGTTCGGATACCGCGGACCACGCTCCAGGGCAGTGCGCCGCCCTGCTTATTCGCCGTCGCGATGATACCGTCGAGCCGGTCGATCGCCGGCTGGATGGCGCCGGTCTCGCCGGATTGATCGAGTTCCTGTTGCAGCTTAGCGCGCGCCGCCACCAGCGGAGCGACCGATGTCGGGGTATTCGCCCCGACCGCATTCTCCGCTGTCTGCGTCAGCTGTCCGACCTGGGTCTGCCAGTTGGCGGCGGCCCGCGTGGCGGCGTTTTGCACCAGACGACCAAGCGCGTCCGGCCCCGCGGTCGGCATGGTCGGCGGCTGGCCGGCAGCCACCCGCGTCGCGTTGGTAATATCGCCAGCGACTTGGTCGCGGAAAGCTCCGGTTTGCGCCGCCGCCTCGTGCGAGGTGGCGCTGATCGGCACGGCGCCTCCTGGCGTTCCATAAATCGCTTTGGTGCCGGCTTGCAGCGTCGGACTACCGAGCAAATCCCCCGGCAGCATCGACGGCACGCGATTGAACGGATCGACCGTCGACCAAGCCCGCGCCAGCGGCGAAAGGACCGCCTCACCGAGTCCGGGCATGACCGTGTTGAAGCCGGTTTCCGTCGCGGTATTGAGCAACGAGGCCGGCACATTGCGCACGCCCGAGGTTCCAGCAAGAGCCTCGATGATGTCGCGAGTGCCTTCCGCGCCGCCCGTATAGCCGAGCCCGAATCCGAGCGCCGGCCCGGCAGGCCCGAGACTGAGAACGGATGGCGCTGCCGCTATCGCGGCGGCCGTGCCGCCGAGCAGACCGCCCGTCGCCACCGGCGCGACGCTCGCGACATCGCCAATAAAGCCGGACACGCCGCCGCCTCGATAGAGTGTGCGCCGGCCGGTGCTCGGTTCGGTGTAAATCATATTCGAGCTGCCCGGCAGTAGCGCGGCATCGGGCTCGATGTGTGCGTTGGTTTGTAGCCTCTGCAACGCGGCGAGCCGATCGGCATCACTCGACTCCGCGCCGACCGCGATACGCGTATTGATCGGCGCCTCGCGATCCTGGACGCCGGCCATCATCCTGACCGTTTGCGTGGCGGCGGCGATATCGTCCGCGCTTGGCACCGGCGGGGCCGACATGACCTGGGTCGGTGTGCCGTAAACCTTCGGATCGAAATACGACGTGAGCCGGCTGCTGTCGTCGGGGGCAGCCGCCGTCGTGGCAGTATCGCTCATCGGTGCAATGCTCGTTGCGCGGATCGCCGCGCCGCGGCGATGTAGTTCTGCTTATCGGCGTCCGAATAGTTGCCGGGATTGCGCCCGATATCATCGCCGATCTTCGCGAGATCTCCCGCCGACATGCTATCGAAATTGACCCCCGCCAATCGATCGGTTTGCGGCGGCTTCCGGGGCTGCTGCTGCTGCGGCGGCTGAGCTTGGGGCCTGGCCGGCGGCTGGAGAGCCGGGGTTCCCGGGGTTATCGGCGTCACCCCTCCCGTCGTCGCTTGCGGGGTCGGCAACTGCGGCGTCTGCGCGGCGGGCGAGGCGATTATCGGCAATCCCGCCGCCTGCGGTGGCACTGCGGTTGTCGGCGCCGGGGTTGTCGGCGCCGTTCGCCCCAAGGGTCCGCGCCGGTATTTCGTTACGCCGCTCGCGTCGGGGGTGCTGACCCAGCCGGTCGTGCTCGGCACCGTGCCCTCTGGCAGATCCGAGGTATCGTCGTCGCTGGTGATATATTGCGGCCGCCAGCCGACCCCGATCCGGTTCGCATCCGCAGGCGGCCCGGCGTAATTGCCGCGCGTCATGGTGATATAATTGCCGACCTGCCCCTCGCGGCTCTTCATTTCATTGGTCATCAGCTGAACGATCTGGTCCCGCACCTCAGGCGGCAATCGCGTCTGCGGGTCAGCCTGCAGCTTGTTCCACCAAGTCAAGAACCGTTCTCTGTAGCCGCCAATATCGCTGGCGATGTTCCACTTGCCTTCTGTCGCTGCCGCAGCCGGATCGAATACCTTGAACAGAGATTCAAGCGCCGCGATGTCGCCGACGGGATTGTTGGCATTGACGCCGTTGATGACGCCACGCGAGTACGTCTCGGCGATTTGCAGCTGCTTCATCGGCGCCGAGTTCATCACGTTGTCGTTCTGTTGATCGATGCGCTGATAGCCGATCTGCGCCCCGCGCGGGCCGCCGGAGATCATCGGCGTGCGCTTGCCGGTCTGGTCGACCTCCCAATAGGTCCCCACGTCCGCTGGTAGGTTGGGGAAATATTTCGCCCGATCATCGGGCGACATCGGCGCCGTAGAGGGCTGCACCGGCGCCGCCAAGACCTGGCCGGTGCCGGCCACGGTCTGCGTGCTGCCGCTCTGCGTGTATTGTCCTTCCCGCCATTTCGTGACGATATCGACGGCAGCCGCGATTCCTGCGCCGGGATCCCCTTTTGCGGCTGCCGCCGCAATTGCGCCTTGCACCTGCAGCGCGATCGCCTGCGGCACCATGCCGAGCGGCGTCTGCACCATCGGTCCCATCGTGCCGCCGCCGCCGCCAGCGCCGAGCGCCCCAGTGCGCGCGATATAGTCGCTCGTGGCCGCGTCCGGGTTGCCTTGCTGATAATTCGTGAACCCTCCCGGGCCGCCGGTGTAGTAAGCCGCGGTGCCCGCCAGGTCGCCATTGGCGGCGTGCAGCCCCTGGACGAAATAATGCGCCGAAGCACGCAGGTTGCTTACCGGGTCGTTGATATCGGTGCCAACGTCCGGGTACTGCTTCGACATATCCGCAAACGTGGCAGGCTTCACCTGACCGACACCGACCGTGCCGCTCGTTTGATTGGTGATCGGCGCGCCCGTCTTCGGATCATATTGCCGGCCGCCGCTCTCGACCTGGATCTGCCGCGCCCATTGCGCCGCGGCCGGTGCCGACATGCCCTGATCGCTGGCGATGTTGATCATGCGCAGTCGGATGAAAGGATCGGAGATCGCCTGGATTTCGGGCAACTTTGCGATATCGGCCGAGCTCGCCGACGGCGCGGTGAGGGCGTTGAGCGTTCCGGTAGTCCCCGGACCGCCTGCCGGGGGCGCGGCTCCGCCAGGCCCAGCGCCCCAGCCGCCCATCCAGCCGCGGGCTGCATTCCACATATCGACCTGGCGGCCGAATTCGAACTGCTGCTGCGCCAGCGCCGTCTCGCGCTGCTCCATCGACAGTTGCGCCGACTGCTGGAAGAGCGGCAGCTGCTCGGCCTGGATCGCGGCGCCGTAGCCGGCGCCTAGGGCATTGGCGAGTGCCGGACCTAACCCCACGGGCGGCCCATAGCGCGGCGCCGCCGCCTGCCCCATGGCCTGCCCGAAGGCGAGGAAGGCCGGCGTCGCTGCCGCCTGCTGCTGCGGCGTCATCCCGCCGGGCGGCGGCCGGATCGCGCCGGAGGTGATCGCCGGCGCGAGCAACGACATGATGCCGGTCGGATCGACATTGCCCGACAGAAGAGATGCTGCCCCCGACACGTTCTTACCCTAACAAGCTATAGCGCTGCGGCTGCTGCGCCGTGCCCTGGCCGTACGGCGCACCGAGCGCCGAGGCCTCCTGCGCCCGCATCTGCATGATGGCAAGCAGCAGCTGGGCAGCCTGCGGATTGGCATATGCCACCCCCGGGCTCGGCGCCTGGCGCTGCATGTTCGCCTGCTGCGATTGGGCCCCGACCCCCTGGGAGAGCGACCCGCCGACCCCCTGTATCTGCTCCAGCAGCTGCGCCGTCGCCGGATCGAGCTGATAAGGATTACCGCCCGCCGGCGTCTGGCCTGTGGAAACGCCGGTGCCGGTGTAAGGTGCCGCGATCGGCATTTCCCCCCCCTTCTCTAGAACCAGCTGTTGGATAAGAAGCCTGCGCCTGTACTGCCCGCATCCGAGATGAAATTGGTGGCGCCGCTACCAACGGATGAGGCGGCATTGCCGAGCCAGTTGCTGGGATCCAAGGCACTGAGATCGATGCCCGTGGTACTAGTTGTCGACCCCGTCATGGCTCCCGGGTTGGTAAATGCCTGGCTGTAATCGGGCGGCGTTACCGTGTTGCCGCCCCACAGGCCCGTCATCTGGCCGACCTGGTTGACCAGGCCGCCGAGCGCGGGAAGCGCCGACAGGTAGGATGCCGCGCCCGTCACCGGGTTGCTGGTATAGGGCTGCGAGCTCGTCGTCGTGGTACCGTAGGGCGAGCCGGCGAGCGCCCCCTGGGCGACCGCCAATTGTTGGTAGGGCCAATTTTGCTGCTGCTGCCATTGCGCCAGCTGCTGCGCCAGCTGCGCCTGCTGCTGTTGTTGTTGCGTGGCGCCCACCTGCATCTGTGCGCCAGCGCCCTGCAGCGCCGCCTGCTGGCCGCTGGTGGCGAGGCCGGCCATCATCTGCGCTTGGTTCAGCGCGGTCTGCGACGCCGTATTCCAGCCCTGGCTCTGGATTTGGTTGACCGCTTGGCCAATGTTGCGCTGGGTTTCGCTGTCGAGAATGCCTCGCTCGACGCCGTAGCGGGTGCCGCCATAGGCGCCGCCCTGCTGCGCCTGCGCGGCGATCTGCTGGCCCTGCAGCGCCGCGGCGCGCTGGATGTTCGAGACCGTATCGGCCTCGACATTGCCGAGGTAGGGATTGAGCAATGACTGCGTCGTCTGCGGCAGATTCTGAACATTGCCGAGCGCCGTCTGGAAGGTTGGCGCGGTCGACGGCAGGTTCTGAACCGCATTGAAGGCCTGCGTCTGCGCCGGCTGAAAGCCGGCGATCATCTGCCCGGGATAGGCGACATAGGGCTGCTGCGACAGCCCCATCGCGGTTTGGTAATTCTGTAGCGCCGCCTGGTTGACCCAGTCGGGAAGCTGGATGCCACTCGACGCCCTGGTGGTTCCACCTGACGACAAGCCGAGGTCGGCGAGTACACCACTCATCGCGGCACCTGATTGATGTGCAGCGCGCCGGCGGTATCGACCGTGAGTTGCCAGGTTGCGCCGGCCGTATCGACCAGCCGGATCGCCGCGAAGGCCGGGATCTGCTGCGCGTTGCGCGCCGGGCGCTGCGCCTCGTGCTGCTCGATCAGGCTGGACATCAGATTGACCTGCGCTGCGGTCACCGGATCGCCGATGCGCGGCAGCACGAAGGCCGTCGGCGCCCCCTTGCGGGCCTGTGGCGTCGCGTAACTCATCGTCCTGACCCCGGCGTAACCCAGAGCCGCACCCGGCCGAGACCCCAATCCTGATCGCCGATCGGTTCGACGCGCAGGCGCACGCTGCGCGCCTCGAACAGCGTATCGACGACGCCGTCGGTGCGGGTCAGCACAAACGGCCCGAACTCTTCCTCGACATCGCCCGGCGCCCACTGGCCGGTGAAGCCGAAGGACAGTACGTCGAGATTGGTTGCGTCCGGCAACAGCCCGGTGACCATCAGACCCTGATCGCCGGCGCCGAGTTGAATATCGCCGGTCTCGGCATAAATATTCGGCCAACGCGGATTGCCGTTGTCGGTGTAGCCGTATTCGTGCTGGTAGAGAAATCCGTTCTGATCGCCGGTCATCGGGTAGCCGTTGGCACCGGGTTCGGCCGCGGCGGTGCGGATCAGCGAGCCGGTCGACCATGCGTTCGAGGTATAGTCCCAGCTGACGTAACTGTCGCAGATGAACGAGGCCTCCGACGGATAGAACCAAGTAATTTCCGGGAATATTGCGTTGTGGAAACCGCAGGTGCGCTGCATTGTCTTGCGGTTGATACGATTGAACACATAATCCTGCACCGGGCTTGGCAGCGGCGTCGGCATGCCGCGCCACTGCCAGAACGTGTTCGCCCCCATCCAGGCGGTCACCCCGAGCGTCGCCACCGTCGCGCGCGGACCGGCCGGCGGGCAGCCCTGGCCGACCCGCACCAGGCCATAGGCGAACGGCGGCCCGAGGAATTGCAACAGGTGCAAATCGTCGGTCGCCCAGATCAACAGCCCCTCGCGCACGCGCCCGGCGGCGATGCCGACGCCCTGGCTCTGCAGCTGCAGGCTGCCCGCTTGATTGGTGATCGTCGGCGTCCAGGTGTCGAGGTCTTCCTCATCCGACCAGGAGACGCGGCGCGGATCGCCGCTGGCGCCGATGACGACGCCGTAACGCTCGGCGGTGATCTTGGCGAGCCGCCCGGCTGGTGCATTGGCCACGACTTGCATCGGATTATGTGGCCCGTCGGTCGACGGCGACCAGCGCAACAGTCGCCCGTCGGCCGAACCCATGGCAATTAGCTCTTCGCCAAAAGTATCGAACGAGACAGTGTCCTCAGGCACCAGAGACACCTGCCCCGGCGGCAGTTGCTGCGGCTCGCCGTAGAGCCCCACACCATAGTCGCCGAGACCGTAGCCGAGGTTGCTATCGCTATAGCTTCCGGCGACATAGCCGGCCGGCGTGATATCGTAGCCGGTCGAGCCGTCATAGACCTGGATCTGGCCGTAGGATGCGGCGGCGATCCACCGCTCGGTCGAGTTGTCGCGCCAGGCGAGGATCGCCTGCACCGCCTGATCCGGCCCCGCGCCCTGCTGCAGCTGGATGTCGGGGATCTGCATCCAGCCGCCGGTCGGCCGCAGGATGCCGCCGGTGAACCGCACGCCGTTCATCGCCCACCAGGCGCCGCCGGTGTTCTGCGACGTGGCGGCCGGGCGGTGCCCGGGCGGGATCGTCAAGGGCATCAGCGCCGGCATCAGCCCGGTCCCGCCTGCTCGAGGGCGGCGCGACCCCGCTCGGTCAGCTGGATGACGCCGAACGGATCGCCGCGGGCGTCATAGGCCACCGCGCCGATCGCCAGGCCGCGGTCGTACAAGCGGCGGAACATCCGCTCTTCCGCCTTGATCGGAACCGGCGGCATCGCCCGTCCATAAGCCCGCAGCGAACGCAACTCATCGGCGGACAATGTCTTGGTCATGCACCGGCGCCTTCCAGCCGGGCGAGGCGTGCCTCGAGCCCGGCGATGCGCGCCTCAAACTCGGCCACATCTTGCGTCCTGGCGATGCCGACGTAGTTGCCATCGACGAAGGCCTGCAGCTGGCTGCCGGTCCAGCCGAAGGCGATATAATGTCCCGGGCCGACGCCGGTGTACCAGATGCCCTGACCGCCGGCGTCCGAGTTGCCCTGAACTTGGAGACTAGCAGCGACGGTGTTGCCGGTCGAATTGAGGCCGCCGTTGACGGTGAGACCGCCGTTGATCGTGCCACCACCTTGGCTCGGCAGGAAGGCGCCGCTCGCCCACTGTTGGGTGGCCACAGTGCCGATGTTATTGTTGTCGACCCAGCAGCCCAGCACGGTGCCGCTCCAGCCGAAGGCGATGTTATGCCCCGGATAATAGCTGGTGTAGGCGATTCCAGCGCTGCCGACGGTGAGATGGCTGCCAACCGACAGCGTTCCGTCGACGTCGAGTGATCCTGAGATCCCGCCCCCCGAGGAAGGCAAGCAGTTGTCGAGGATCCCGAAATTATTGTTGAGCTTATTGCCCCAGGTCGAGAGCGAGGCGCCGACCTCGGGCTGCACCAGGCCGAGGAGGGGCGTTGTCGCGTCGGCGCGCGGCGCCACTTCGGGCGGGGCGCCGCCGTTCGGAATGCCGCTGCGCCGCGGCGGATAAGGGCGTCTAGGCATTTATTTCTCTGAGGGGGGCGGCGGCGGCAGCCGACTGACCGCGAGCAGCGCCAGAATCGTGGCCAGGATATCGGTCCACCAATCGCGGATGAACTGCACCAGGCCGACCGACAGGCAATGGCCGACCGGCAGCCAGCCGGTCGCGATGCCGAGAATGCAGGCCCCGGTCGTCCCGGCTATGATCAGCATCACGACGCCGACCATGAAGGCGACCAGCCAAAAACAGGCCCGCAGCATGTCGAAGGGCGGTCGCTGGCTCATAAGCGGAAAGCTTAGGCATCGTCAGAGGTCCGCCGAGGCGGTATAAACCTGAAAAAACACGGTATTCCCGGTGGCGGTCGCAGTACCGCCGGTCTGAGCGTTGCCGGTTCCCCGCGGGATGAAGGTGGGCGAGGTTATGTTCGCCGAACCTTGATCGACGCCGGCCATCGCCGGAACCGCCCGCATGGTGACCGGGAATGAAAACGGCCAGGAAATCCCCCCGCCCGCTACCATATATCCGTTGCCGAGAATTTGTCCGGTGCAATAGAACCGCTGGCACCTTGCCAGATCCATCTGCGGCGGCAGCTTCTCCAGCGGCGTCGCCACGCTGCCGACTTCGACCTGCACGCCCCAGAGCTGCACCGTGCCGGATTGCACGCCGATATTGCCAAAAAATGCGTTGTTGGTAGCGCCCGACGAAAAACCGATTTCCACCGATGTGTTGTCATTGCCGTTGCTGCCAAGCGTCTTGCCGGCGGCACTGGGCAGTGCATAGCTGACTGAATAGCGCGCCCATGTCGTGCTAAGCGTGACAGTCAGACCGGTAGTCAGTGCAGACACTCCGGCCGATGGCGATCCGCCGGTGCCAAAAGACTGCGATGAATTGATGCTGAGCTTGGGAGTGCCAACAGCCGCTTTAGCCCAAAAGCTCACGGTGATGGTCTTGCCCGACAGCCGCCGCACTCCCTCGATAAATTGCAGCAACTCATTGTAGGCGCCAGCCGCTGCATTGCCGGTGAATACATTTTGCAGGGAATTGATGGCGGCTTCATCGCCGACTGCAGTCCGATCGGCATCAACGAGCGCGTGCGCGGTAACGCTCACAGTATCTGTGACGACGCCGATTTCCCACCGATCCATCGTGTAGACCTGGGTTGTCCACGGCCCTGTCCCGCGCTGCTGGACATTGAACAGCGCGTTGTCGATCAGGTTGCGCCCGACATTATCAAACGCCGGCACGACCGCCGCTTGTACGAACGCGGTCGTGGCGATCTGCCCGGTATTCGTACCGGCGGACGCGCTCGGACAAGTTGGGACGCCGCTCAATGCCGCGTTGGCGACCGGCGCACGCGACGTATCGGTCGGATGCACATGATCGCCGTGCGCCCAGCGCGTGCTGGTCCCCACCGCAACCGTGCCGTCCATCGCCGGGGCGATGGTGGAGCCCTGGCCGATGACGTAGGCGGTGCTCGCCAGCTGCAGCGTGTTGGTATCGGCCGCCGCCGTCGGCGCGGTTGGCACCCCGGTGAAAGCCGGGCCGGCCAGCAGAGCGCCACCGACACCGGTCACGTCCGACGCTTGAGATACGACCGCACCGGTGCGGTTGTTGAAGCTGGCCACGCCGGTCGTGCTGCTGACCACGGCAGCCGCGACAAAAGCGGTGCTGGCGATTTGCGTCGAGCTGTTGCCCGGCGCCGCAGTCGGCGCCGTCGGCGTACCGGTGAGCGCCGGCGAAGCGAGCGGGGCGCGCGACGCGTCGCTTGGGTGCACATGATCGGACCGGGACCAGTTTGTACTGCTTCCCGCCGCCGCGAGGCCGTCCATCGCCGGCGCGAGGGTCGAGCCCTGGGTGACCAGCAGCGCATTGTCGAGCGTCGTGGCGTTGGCGTTGAGCAGACCGCCCCAGTTATCGATGTCGCCGCCGATCAATGGCTGATTAAGGCCGAGCCGCAGCGTCGTGACATTGCGCGGAAGCACTTCACTCATTCTGGCCACACCACCCAAGAGGGACAGCCACAGGCTTGCACGAGCGTCCACGGCTGGCACGGCGGCACATCGAGCGCTGCCCACATGACGTGACCGCTGACCGCCAGCGATGAGCGGCTGGCGAGCTTGATCGTGCGCCCGAAGCGGGCCACGGCGCCGACCGTGAGGCGGCTCGCGCTGCGCAAAGCAAACGCGCCATCGACCTTGTTCACCGCGCTGTATGGCCCGCGACCGAACGGCCCCTTGCCGAAGGCGCTGCCGAGCGGCGTGCTCATCGGGATCAGCGCCGCATAGCTTTGCAGCTTTGCCAGAGCCGCCGTCGTCGGCGGGGACACCAGCACAGCGTAGCCCTGCAGCTTCGACAGATCCGCCGACTGCGACAGGAGGACTCCATAGCCCTGCAGCTTGGAGACGCTCTCGCTCATGTCAGGCTTTCGATACCAAGATTAAAGCCCGTCGCGATGTCGCCGATCAGCCATGCCGAGCCGCTGTGCGGATTGGTCGGCCAGAGCCCGGTATAATTGGCAAAGCTGGTAGTCGGCGCGACGCTACCCGAGACGTGGTCAGTGCCATCGATGGTGCGGCAGAGCCACTCTAAGTGCAGTGGCCCAGTGGCACCGACCGATACCCTGGCCTCCTGCACAATCGCCGGCACCAGCCAAGTACCTCCTGGTGGAGTTATTGGCGTCGTCCACTCGCTGAGCGCATTCACCGCGGTTGTCGAAACATATGTGGTGTCGCTAATCGCGGTCTTATTGATGTTGGCGAGAGTGTTGGGGGTCCAGCTTTGAGTATTGCCTGGCGCCTGCGGTGTCAGTGTCCAAACGCCAGCGCCGAGCGTGCTGCTATCCATAACCAGAAGTTCGGACCAGTTAACCGTGTTCCCAGTGCCGCAATTCGACACATAGGCATTCGCCAATGCGGTGGCGCTGTCGGTTGTAACATTGACACCAGCCCCGGTGTCCATGATGGAAACGCCGTCGAGATATACCGTGACCCGACCAGACGTGGAATAATTCACGAATACGTCGAGAGCGTGCAACGCCGCCGAGTACACCGCTGCGGCACTCGTGACCAAGGTCGTAAAAACTCCCGCGGCAGTGCGCGTCTCCAGGCGCAGTTGCCCCGCGGTCCCGGTGCCGCGGATACACAGTCGGGCAACACCGCCGCTATCGAGCAGGGCCAGCAATTGACAGTTGTTCGTGGTTGCGGTGCTGACGACGTAAGATTCAGCATGGAACCAGAACGTAGTTTGTGCCGGCCAGCCATTCAGCACAAAGCGATTAGTTGGCGGATCGGCAACGGCGCCAATGATACCGAGGCTCTCCCTGGCGAAATTCGCGCGGAAGGTGGTGGTCACTGTGCTCACCGAGACGGTGCCAACCGCCGTACCGCTGGTGTCTTCGCCGCCAGCGAAATAGACGACGTTGGTCATACGCGTGCCGCCAGCCGGCTCATGTGATGCCGACCACGAGCTGGCCGGCGATGATACGGAACGTATCGCCGAGATTGATCGGCACCGTGGTCACCGCCCCGGTGGCATCGAGCAGGTTGCCCCAGCCGAAAAAATTGCCAGCGGTCAGCGCGTCGAAGATGCCGCCGGCGACGATGCTGCCCCACGCCGACTGCGCCGAGGCCCATTGGATATCGGCCGTATTGTTGACGACGACCGGCGTCCCCGCGGCGGCGCCGAAGGCAACTCGCTGGCGCACGTAATCTGCGGCCGCGATTTCCGTTCCGGCGCCGAGCGTCGAGGTGAACAGTCCGACAAAGAGCGCCGTCGGCTGGGTCATCGCCGGGCCGCCGCCAAAGCCATGATTCAGCAGATGCGTCGCCAACCACGGCGAGATGACGCCGGGCGTGCCACCCGCGCTCATGGACGGCGCCCCGTGGCGCCGCCGCCACCGGCGGTCATGCCAGCCGCCGGTAGCGCTGGCGCAGGCGCGAGCCCTGCGTGCGGCTGCGCTCGTGCTCGGCGTTGGCGCCCATCCAGGCGTTCTGATAGAGCCCACCCCAGACCTGCACCCGCGCATCGTCGCGCAGGAACGGCGCCGCCTGGATCAGACAGCCGTAGATATAGATCGCCGGATAGCTGGTCAGGATCGCCGTCGTATCGGTATCATTCGGGCCGAGCGCCTGGCGCTGATAATAGGCGAGTTCGATCGGATAGCTCGGCGTCGTGCCGGTGCTGTCGGGGAACGGCACGAACTCGATCTGGCTGCCGATCACAGAGAAATATTTCGGCTGGCCGTTGTTCCACGGCACCGAGTTCGGATCGACGCTCGGGTAATAGTCCGGCGCATAGCCCGAGAAAGTGGGATCGCCCGGCGCCTGCGTCGTATGCCCGTAGATCGCGCTCGCCGTGTCGGCGCGCGGCATGTAGAGCAGCTCCGGGCCGCCGCCGCCGATCCGGGCGTCGACCATCTCCAGATAGTCGCACGGCAAGGTCAAATACTGGCCGGTGATAGTTTCCGAGGTGCGGATCACCATGCAGCGCGCCCGGGTTTTTTCGTTGATGTCCTGCTCGGCGAGCGCGGTGAAGGCGAGCGTCGGGTCCCAGGTCGACGACACCGGCGTGGTCAAGTTGCCGCGGTGCAGCCAGGCGAGGATCGCGAGGCGGAGTTGCGCCCGGTTCACACCACCCCCGTTTTCGGCAGATTGCGCAACCGGCGGCCGTTGTCGCAGCGCAACCGCCGATGGTCGATGTCGTCGAGGAACATCAGGAAGCGCTTTTCGTCGATCACCTCCTGCCCCTGCATGATGCCCCTCAAGTTGAGCTGCATCACCACCACCGCCGGCAGCCGCGCGACCCAGCGAAAGCCGCCATCCACCTTCCGTTCGTTCACCGGATCGTAGAGGCGACTCGCCTCATGACAGCTTTCGAGGATCGGCCCGGTCGCTTGTCGCGTGCGGATCAGCACGCGGCCGGACCGGCCGCGGTCGCCGCCCTCGCGCAGCACCTCGGTCTTCGTCCCCGCGGCCGGATTGGCCCATGACGCGATCTCGCTCACGAGAGATCGCCCACCATGGCGTGCGCGTTCGGCGCCAGCATCCTCAGCGTGCCCTCGAAGATCACGCCGCCGTCCTGCGCGTCGCCGACGTGGGCGTATTCCTCGAGCACCATGTCGCGGCCTGGCAGCGGCGCCAGCTCCGCGTAATCGATGTCCACGAGTTCGAGAATGTTGTCCGGCATGAACACGTCGGGCGCCAGGTCGAGCCGGCCGAAATCGGACATGTAGACATCAGTGGCGCCGACGATGGTGACCGGCTGCGGCTGCGTCGTCGCCACCATGTTCTGCGCCACCACCGGATTGCCGGTGCCGCCCAGTGCCAAGCTGGAGAACACGACTTTCAGGCGTGGCGACATCAGGATCAGGCTCGGGTGGCCGCCGGCGGTGAAGGCGGCCTGCATCGCCGAGGCGACGATCGCCAGCGTCAGCGTCCGCGCGGTACCGGAGACCGGTGCGGCGGTGCCGGTGCCGGTCGCCGGCAGATTGCCGCCGACGCCCATCGAGCCGTTGGTGATCCAGGTCTGGAAGCCACTCATACGCCTAGGCTCGGCCGAGGTCTTGAGCGTCGCTCTGGTCGTGACCCATTCGAGGTCGCGGCGCAGTTCTTTGCCTTTGAGCAGCGACTGCCGATCCCACTCGTCGCCGCCGACCGCGTTGCTCACGCGATAGGTGTTGGTGACGGTGACGCCGCGGAACATGATCTGGCAGATGTTATTCAGCCGGACCGGCCCCAGCGCCGCTTGCGCCGTGTAACGAAAACCCTCGGTTTGTGCGTTATCATCTGCAACCATGAGCAGCTGCTGCAGCCACTCGGTCATCGGCTGATCGGCCTCTTTGCTGCCGATAGCGCTGACCAACGGGGTTTCGTAGGGATCGATTTCGTAGATGATATCGGCCAGGTCCTCGCGGACATTGCTCGTACCAGTCGTCGGTGTCAGCACCGTATTGGTGATCGGTGGACCCATTGCGCCTACGGCCACGGAACAGCACTCCACTGTAAGCCGCCGTGACGCGCCTTCCAGGCGCGCGCGATCGGCGGCGGGTTATCGCCAAAAGGGGTGTGTGCTGCGTCTCGACTGCGGGGCGGCCTCGCTGAGAGCGGGTGCTCGCCCGGCTTGCCGGGACGAGTCGATCAGCGATCCGAGGCGCTTGGTCGGCGCGTTGCTGCGCCGCTCGGGGTGCTCGCGCGCTGGGCTACCAACCGACTGTTAAGCCAAAGGAGTCGCGCGAGTCCGAGCAGCACCCAATTATCACGCCGGAAGCCGGAGCGATGTCAAGAGGGTTTCAACCATTGAGGGCGCGGCGTGCGCGCAGCAACGCCAGCCCGTCGTCGAGCTTGCGGGTGCGGCCGAAGCGGTCGTCGAGCCCGGTCAGATCGGGCCCGCGGCCGTCCGCCATGACGCCGTTGCCGGGCAGTGTCCGCGCCGCCGTCGGCTGCGGCTGCGGCGCCCCTTGCGCCGCATGTGCCGCCCACAGGCTCGACTCGAGCAAGATGATCACCTCTCTCGGATCGATCATCTCGCGTCGGGCGATCTCGTCTTCGGTAAAGCCGCGCTGCCGCAGCTGGCCGAGCAGGCGCGCCTGCAGCTGCTGGCGGGTCTGCGGATCGGTCCAGCCGGGAATGATCTGCGCCAGCGTCTGATGTCCGGTCGCCAGCGCATATTGCTTGCGCCCGGCTTCTTCGCGTTGGCGCAGCTCGGCGAGCCGCTGCTGCTCGGCCAGCATTTCCTGCCGCGCCAGGTAGCGTGCGTGTTTTTGGCTATAACCGATCGGATCCGTCTTCGACAATGCGACCCAATCGATCGGCCGGGCGAATTCGTCCGGATCGAGCGCCAGCATCTGATTGAGCCGCGCCTCGAGGTTTCCCCGCGCGGCGTTGAACGCGGCCTGGCTTTCCTGGGCGATCCGCATCTCCCGCGCGGAGGCCTGCGTCTTCTGGCTGTAGTCGCGCTGTCGCAGGTAGCCGCTGACGAGCTCGCCGAGCGGGACGCTGACCGTCTGGCCGTCGATCGCGATCGGCACGCCCTGCTGCGGGTCGCCGGCCGCCAGGCGCGGCCCTGCTTCGCCTGTAGGGGGCGCCTGGACCGCTGCCGCGGCGGCGGGTGGTGTTGCTGCTGGCGCTGGTGCCGGAGCCGCTGGCGGTGCCTCCAGGGGCAGCAGTGGCGGCAACGGCAGAACGAGCGGACCGGGCGCGGTCTGCGAGGCCGGCGGCGGCGCCCCCGGACCGGGCGCGGTCACCGCAATGCGCGAGCCGTCCGGCGCGGTGTAGGTCTCGGCCGGTTGTCGCTGGCGTCCTCTCGGCGGCTCGCCGGCGGCACGCCGGCGTTGCAGCTCGGTGAGGCCCTCGGCAACCGAGCGCCCACGTTCAGGCGGCTTGACCTCGACCCGCTCGAACTTCCCGGTTCGGCGCCGGCCTTCGCGCGGCACACGTCCGGGACCGGGCGCGGTCCCCGGCGTTGCGGGCTCTGCCGGAGGGCCGGGACCGGGCGCGGTCCCCGGTAAGGCGGGCGGTCGAGTTGCGGGCGGCTGAGCCATTGCTACCGGCGCGATCCCTTGAAGGCCGCCGGCAGGCCGCCAGCCTTCGGCGGGCCGACGCTGCGCCCCCGCAACGTGAAGGCATTCACGCCGGGGGTCTTCGACGGTCCTCGCAGCAGGAAGGCCGGGGTCAGGCCAGCGCTTTTCGATGTGCGCACCTGCATGTCAGCGGTGCGCACCGGCGGCTCGGCAATCCGCATCGAACGGCTGCCGCCGGACCGCTCGGCGGGACTGCTCGCCGGCGAAGATGCCGGCAGCGGCGCCGGCGTCGCGGTGCTGACGCCGCTCATCATGCGCCGATCGGCGCGTCCGACATCCTCCTGCAGCACCTTACTGCGCGTGGCCGCCGATGCTGGCGTATCCGCCGCGCCCCGTCCCGGCTCGCGCAGATGGCCGCCGTCGGCGCGCGCCGAGCGAGCGGATTGATTGTGGGTAGACAACGCCCCTGGCGGGGCGCTGCGTGGACCGAGACTCATGCGACTGCCCTCCTGTTAGTCCTGCCTGATTTGTTTACGTCGCTCGCGTTCGTTGCGTAACTGATAGTCCTCGACCGCACGCGCCAGCCGGAACCGCATCTCGTTGATGACGGCCGCCCGGTGCCAGCACTCCTCGCGCTGCAGCGGCAGCGCCGACTGCCGCCAGGTATCCACCGCATCGGCCTCCATATCGTTGAGGATCAGCCCCAAGACTGGATTGTTGAGCAATTCCCCGGCGTATCGCGCCTTCTCGTCGGCCGACAATGTTTCGAGCCCGCCGGTGACCGGCCATGGTGCGTCACTCATGTTTCCGCCCGCGGCGGGTTGAGCGCCTGCACGATCTGGCGCACATCTTTCGCGGCAGAAATAATCGGGCTGACCTGCTGATACAGCTGGCCCGCTGCGTTCAGCCCCTGCCCCAGCAGGCTGCCCTGGCCCAACAGGTTGGTACCGAGGCTGCCAAGGCTCAAGCCGCCGGCCCCGGCCCCGGCCCCGGCGGCCCCGGCCGCCGCACCGAGCAAAGCGCCGCCGAGCTCGGGCGCCAACGCCGAGAACGCCATGATCGGCAGCTCGGTCAGCAGGCTCATGGCCGGGCTCATTTGGTTCTTTATGATATTTTCATACACGTTATACATCGACTGCTCGGTCGGCGTCGCCGTGCCGCTGCCCAGATTGAAATTGTAGGCGTCGAAAGCCCCGCCACTGAGATTGGTCGGGTCGGTATAGGTTCCCGCCTTGAGATCCATCGTGCCGCCAGGCGCCGGCTCGGCCGGCGAGACGATCAATGGCGCGTATTTGGCTTCCGATGCCGGATCGATGGTCCAGGGATTGACCGGCACGGTCTGTCCGCTGACCGGATCGGTGTAGCTGGTGAGCTGCGGATTCTGGGTGTTGTAGGCGCCGGCGTAGAGCGACGGGTCGATCGACTGGATACTCGGCACGGCGCCGGAGAGCAGGGTCTGCATGGTTGGCGCGGTCTGCCATTCGGCGCCCGCCGGCAGCTGAAAATTCTGGAACGCCTGGATGAAATCAGGATTGATCGTGGGCGCGGTCCCCGGACCGCTCGGCCGCGAGCCGACGATGTCCGGCCCCACTGGCGCTAGCAGATCGCGGCCCTGGTCGCCGCCGCCGCCGCTGCCCGACATCAGAAGCTCATCCCCGGCATTGCCCCTGGGGCACCAGGCGCCCGCGCCGGCGGGACCAAGCTGCCGCGATTCGCCTGCGCCAGCGCGGTGATCAGATTAGGCGGCAGGAACGGGGCCAGCGCGCCAGGCGAGGCAGCTGGCTGCGGCCCACCGGGGACCGCGCCCGGTCCGGGGACCGCGCCCGGTCCGGGGACCGCGCCTGATCCGGGCGGCCGCGGCCCGCCAGCACCAGGGGGACCGCCGAGTGGTGAAGCACCCGGCCGCCCCCCTGGCCCCGACGCACCAGGGGCACCCGGCCCACCGGGGACCGCGCCCGGTCCGGGCGGCATCACACCCGGAGCCGCGCCTGGCACCGGCGCGGCCCCGGGTGGCACCGCCCCCGGGCCTTGCGAGGCGAGTTGCATCGCCGGGCTCATCGGATTGCGCGCCAAGAGACGGCCGAGCGCCACCGGATCGACGCTCACTCCGTATTTGCCGCTGAGATCGCCCGCCTGCAGCAGCGCCTTGACCCGCGCCTCGTCGCGTAGCCGATCGTCCTCGAGCAAAGCTTCGACCAATTGCAATTGGTTTTTGTGGCCGTCATTTTGCGCCGAGAGCGCAACTTTTTGCTGTTCCGCCTGGGCCAGCAGCACATCCGGATTAGGCGGCTGCGGCGGCGGCTGAAACACGTAATTCGTTGGCAGCGGCTTGAAATAGCGCCCGACATTCATGATCCCCGCGGTGGCGCACATATCGGCAATCGTATTGCGCACCTGGCCGAGCCCGCAGAGCGGATTGTTCGGCCCCATCGTGGTGATCGCCTGCATCTGCTGCTCGAGGATGCCCTTGAACACATTCAACCGCTCGGCGAGCGAGCCGCGGCCGATCCCGACTTTGACAACGATGTTGAAGCCGGCGTGCCAGGCGCGCGGATCAATCGGCACCCATTTGCCTCGCAACAGCACCATCCGCGCGCGATCCTGATGCTCGCAGAGCAGTTTGAGCAAGCCGCCATACAAATCTCGGAACCCTTCCGCCATGACCCGCACGACGAATTCGAGCCGGTCAGCGGAGGCCTGGATCTGCGCCGAGACCGCCATCGCCGTGGTCGATTGCAGCGCCTCGGCGGTCAGCCCCTGCGAGGTACGGGTCACGCCGGTGCGGCTTTCGCGGATCGCCTGCAGGGTATCCAGCATCGGCAGCGCCGCCGGGCCGACGAACGGCTTGGTGAGTTCGCGCACCGCGCCCGATTTGCGCTCGCGGATCACCGCCCCCATCTCGGTGTTCATCACGTCATCGATCGGTACCTGGCCGTCTTCAATGACGGTGCGCGGGTGGATGCTTTCGGCCATCGAGTCGAGGATGTTGCGCCACACCCGGGTCATCGCCCGCTGCAGATCGCCGATGCGGTCGGCATAACTTTCACCGATCGCCCGGTGCGGCACCATGAACGGGCAGATCCGCGCCAGCGGAATATGCGAAGCCGGCTCATGGCCGAGCAGCAGAAAGCCGGCATCACCGATGGCGTGGCAACGATGCAGCTCGGCGACGCCATCGCCGTCACCATCAAAGCGCAGCCAGGCCTCGAGGTAGCGCACCCGGCGCATCGCCGGATCATGGCTCTGCTGGCGCGGCACCACCGCCGCCAGACGGTCGCGCCGGCGGGTGACACGGTTTTGTTGCTGCTGCAACTGGGTGATCCGGGTCTCGATCTGCGCGCGATCGAAACCCAGCGCGACCAGGTCGCTGACGGTCACAATGCGCCAGTGCGCCATGAAGCGCGCATCGGCCGGCCCCGAGGCGTCCGGATCGATCAACACTTGTTCGGAGGGGATCGCCGCGAGGCGTGGCCGATTGCGCGGCGTCCGCCGCGTTATCGTGAGATCCCAGACCAGCATCGGCGAATTTGGCCCCAGCCCGAGGATCTGCGCCTCCGGCGAGGCCAGCAGGCCGGCCCGCTCGTCCGGCGTCGCGGTGCGCCGGATGACCCGCATCGCGTCGACCCCCGGCTCGGTCAGCAGGGCCGCCGCCTGCGGCTGCAGCAGGCCGAAATACTGCTCGGTCTTTACATCGACCGAGTAGTCCCACCACCACTTGATCCAGCCTACTTTCAATTGAAACGCATCGAGCGCCGAGTCGTGCAGCGCCCGGAACCCGTCGTTTTCCACGAATGCGACATGCTGCACGTAATCGGTGGCCTGCAGCGCCTCTTCGTCATCACCATCGGCCCGCGGCGAGAATTCGACCGGATGATCGGCGCCGGCGAAGACCCGCACGACGGTCGGCATGGTCGCGCCGATGGTATCCTTGACCTCGGTCAGCACCATCTGGCTCCGACCCGGCTCCTCGTCGCCCATCGGCTCGCCGTTGTAGAGGCGAAACGCCGCCGCGCGGGCGATCTGTAGCCGGTCGTCATAGACCCGCGCCTCACGGAAATTGAGCGTCAGCAGCCGCTCGACATCGGCGGTGCTGAGCGCCGCGGGGCGGGCGATGACGACCTGCTCGTAGCTCTGCTGCTGCCCCGGCCCGAGCGGCACGCCGAGCGCCGGATCGTCCATCGTGCCGAGGACCGTATCAGGGACCGCGCCCGGTCCGGGGCGCGCGGCAGCGCTCGGATTATCCCAGCCACCATCAGTTCGCTGGGTGCCGAGTTCGGCCAGGCTGCGCGGCCGCTTGACCCGCGGACTGCCGATCCGGGGCGAGCCCAGCACCCCGGACCCCAGTGGTCGCGCCCGGTCCGGGGACCGCGCCCGGTCCGGGGACCGCGCCCGGTCCGGGATGCCAGGTGAGCCGGCCGCGTCGGACATCCGCCGCTAGTCGGCCCGCCGCCGACGGACCGCCGCGAGGCCAATCAGGCCGACGCCCAACACGACGATCGCCGCCGGCTCCGGCACGGCGGCGCTGCGGAATTGCATCGCCGCCTCGAGCACCTGCGGCGCCCCACCGCCGAACGTGGCGCTGATGCTCTGCGCATCGGTGAAGGCCCCGGCGACCGGTCCCAGCGTATCGGTGAAGCTCGCCGTGTCGACCGGGATGCCAGCCGCTGTCGTATGGGTGTTCAACTGCACGCCGTTGAAGAATTGCGTCAATGTCGTCGGCCCTGGCGAGCCGATCAGTTGATTGACGGTGTCCGTCGTCGTCTGGACGCCGCCGGGGAAAGCGGTCAGCCCGCTTTGCAGCATGTCGATGGCCAGCACATGCGTCCCGGTGCCACCGAAATGCGCATCCAGCGTGATCGTGCCGAGATCAGGGCTCGGGATCGCCGGGAAGCCGACGCCGCTGACGCTGATCGAGGCGAACGCCAGGTCGCTCGTGCTGGTGAAATCGAGGCCGCCAGGCGTCAGCGTGGTCGTGCCCGAGACCGGCGCGCCGTTGTCGGTGACGGTCAGACTGAGCGTCGCGTGTGCGGCGCTGCCGCTCAGCGCCACCGCCCCGGCCAACAGAAGCATTTTCAGCATGTTTCAACTCCTTCCCCAAAAGTCCCGGGCGGCCGGAGAGCCGGCCGCCCGCATTCACCTCACGGCGCCAACGCCCGCCGCCCGGCCGGCGGCTCGGTCGGCGGCGGCCCCGGCTGTGTGCCGGGCGGCACGCCGCCCTTCATCAGCACCCAGCCGTAGACCGGCGAATAGATCCAGACCCAGCCGCCCGCGATCGGTTGGCTCGGCGTATCGGTAGCCGAACCCGGTGGCGTGGGTGGCAGGACGATCGGATGCTCCGGCTTCGGCGGCGGCCCGGGATCGATCGAACCTGGCGGCAATACGATCGGATGGCCCGGTGTCGGCGGTGGCAGAACAATTGGATGCGCCGGCACCCCAGGCGCTATGCTTTCGGGTGGAATTACTATGGGATGCGCCGGATAGACCGGAATATAAATCGGGTGACTCGGCACGCCCGGTGCAACGGCATCAGGTGGAATGACGATAGGATGCGCCGGCCCGCCGCCTGGGGCGATCGGGTGGCTTGGCATGTCGATCCCCGACCCTGGCGGCCACAGGCCCGGCGGCTGACCGCCGCCGCCCGAGCCGGGGGGATAGTAGATTGGCGGCATTGGAGTAGGGCCGCCAGGCATCGGTCCGCCGCCGACCTCCAGGTTCGAGTAGGTGAGCACGCCAACGATAGTGACCGGAATTGATGCCATACGTTACTACTCCTTCGATTACTGTTGCAACGATCGATCGGGACAATTGTCGGCGTCCCGTTCGCCCACCCAGTCCATACCGGGCGTCTCTTCGCGACCCTCGCGCGGCAGCCAGCGCAGCACGCGCTTGAACTGCAGGCCGACCAGGCGCGCCGTCGCCGAGTCATGCGGCTTGACCGCGCGCAGCAGCTCCGCGGTCGCCTCGGTCACCGCTTGCCGCGCCTCCAAAGGCGTCGCCGGGCGACCCTGATAAAACCACAACACGCGGGAGGGTTCGCCGAACCCGAAGACGTTGTCGCCGCCGCGCACCAGCCGCCCATACTCGGGCGCCACCCAGAGAACGATCATGCCAAACGCGAGCTCGAGCCGCGCCGCCGCATCGAGCTCGGGCGGCCCTGCCGCGAGCGACTTCCGCCCCAGACCGGTGACCGCGCCCGGTCCGGGGGCGGTCCCCGATCGCAGGAAGGGGCAATGCCGCACGGCATAAAGCGCGCAGTCCGGGTGCGACGGCGGCCAGGGGCTGACGCGCGCCACGGCGCCGGTCGGACCGATCAAAAAGGCCGCCTGGCTAAGCCTGCGACGGCCACAGATCCAGCAACGGCGCCCGGCCGCCGCACGCTCGACCTTGCCGGGTGCGGTGAGCCGATAATCGACGAGCCCGTCAGTCCAGGCAGCGAACCAGGGGATCGGCTTGCCGCTGGCATCGCGCGGCAGCGCCGCAATCGCCGCCGGCATGCCACCACCGCGCCCGAGTTGGTTCGGCTGCTCGTCCATCGGCTGCTGCTGGCTCGTGGGTTCGTCGCTCATTTGCGCGGCGGCGTCCGCTGCCGTTCGGCGCGGCTCATGTGGCCGCGCTTGACGCCCTGCTTGGTGGGCTGGTTGCTGGCTTTTTTCAGCGAGCCCGATTTCTGCAAGGCCGCGGTGCCCATCGCATAGGCCGAACTCTCCGACACGCTCGGGTTATTCTGCTGGATCGCCTTGACCGCCTCATCGAGAATTTTCGGCATTACACGAACCCCCTGATGGCGCGCCGCAGCGGCTGGCCCCAGCGCGTCCGCTGGAACGCCAGCGCGCTGATCGCGCCTGGAACGAAAGTGTGGCAGAGCGCATCGGCGCTATCCGGCGACGGCACGCCGCGACTGCGCATCTGGTTTTTACTTTCGACCTTCAGCCGATCGTCGCTGGTGTAACTATAGCGCGGCCCGACCAAATCGTCGCGCAGCTGCTCGTCATACGGCAGCGCCACCGCCTCGGAGGCCACCCAGTCGGCGCAGCGCTGCCATAGCTCATCGCGCAGCCGCATGTAGCGGGTCTCGATCGCGGGTGCCTCGCCGACGTTGACGCCCTGCGTCGGCACGTCGAGCTCGCGCAAGCGGTCCTCGACGCCGGCGCCGATGCCGATCGCATCGACTACCACCAGCTTCGGTCGCTGCAATACCGGGGTCGCGTTCCATTCGTGGTGGAT